TTTAAACTTGCAATTGGCATATAAATGCTCCTTATTCTATGTTATTTACCGATTATAGACCAGCTTTGATATCACCAGTATTTTTCAGTCTTAGAGGAATGTAAATAAACTCAACTGCTTTAACAGGTTCAATAGCGATATCCATATATAACTCATTGCGATCAATTCTCGCAGCGGTATTGTTAGTTTCATCGCAGACTACAACGTAGTCATACAATGCACGTTGGCCTACCAACTCTAGCATTAAACTTTCTGCTGCTGCTTTGATTTCGCGACGTGTTTGTGCATCATTGGGTTCAAACAAGAATGGTCTTGCAAGAACATCTAATTGTCTACGTAGATAGCAAACTAAACGAGCAACATTAATTCTATCTAATGAGCTTGCATTTTTTGCACGAGTACGTTGACCATATGCCACAATACCAACACCGGTTAATGTTGCAATTGGATTAATTGCAACTTTGGTACTAGGACTTAGCATCACATCACGTATTCCTTGTGAAAGTGGAGTAGATTTAAATTCGCCTTCGCTGGTAATATAACCAACTGAGGTAGCATTATCAACTCCTCCGCGGCGTGTACCAGCTGGAGCAAACCATTGGAAGCTCTTAGCATCACTATTAATGATTGTACGTAGCATCATGTGGCTTGGCGGAACAACAATATAGTTTCCTGTATTGTCGTTAGTATAACCGCTTGGATAGTACAAAGCCAAATATTCATCATAGGTAACTGCTGCATCATCACCATTGTCAAGTGCATTAGCAGTATTCAATCCCCAGTTGCTTAACTCTGTACCAGTTGGTTGTAAACGGAACGGTGTATCACCAACAATAAATGCAGTTTGACCACGATCAACATTAAGTGAAACCATGTTTTGGATAACTTCTGAATATCCAGGAGTAGCCATTAAGTTAAAATTAACAGTATCTGTATCCCTAATAATTGCATTTGTATCTATACTTGATTTCAATGCTTGTACTATTTGCGCTCTTTGTGCATGGCGTCCAAATACACCAGATCCATCAGCTGCAACATTATGTTGACTTACCCAACGATCTTCTGCGTATTCGTTTCCTGTGGTATCCATTTTTTCGCCTGCTCCAAACGGATAACGACGATTTAATCCAGTATTTGCATGAATATCAATATGTCCATGAACATATTTCTTAACATTAAATCCGCTGCGACGAGTATTCCATAGACGCATTCCTCTTGGATAGACAGCAGGATCTGGTGTATCTGGATCTAAATAGTTGCTTCTGATTAATGAATATATACCGCTGGAAGTTAATGATGTTCCTGTAGTAGCCCAACGTACATCGGCAAATAACCAACCGTTGCCAGTTGATTGATCAGTAGTATCTTGTGCCACCCAACCGGTAGTACCATAAACATAAATGTCTTTGCCATATCTTTCCATGTTTGCTGTAGAAATCCAAATATCACCATTTACCAACGGTGTGCCATCGCTTTGTCCATTAGCCGATAATGGTTCTGTAGCTGATACGATTGGACCATTTGGATCAGTATTGGGAAATGCATTATGATACCCAACCCATGTAGTACCATTGTGATATAAAATATCTACTTGATCATGTACAGAATCATACCATAATGTACCATCTGCTGGAACATTATAAGGTGCATTTGCACTAGCTTGTAAATCTAAAGTTGCCCATCCTGTTGCTAAAAAGGTAGCATAATCATAGGTAGGAGGAAGAATTACATTAGCAGTAGTATAACTAATACCAGCAGATGAAATTGGACTATTTGTTACATCTGTTAATTCAAAATCACCACCTTGTGTATGTGTGATTGTTATTTGATCAGTTATAGAATTATATGTAGCTGAAATATTAGGTAAACCTGCACCTGCTATTGCCGCTGGAATTAATGATGCAATACTTGTTGCAGAATTAGAACCATAACTAGCTGGTGTAATATTAATAGTAGTAAGTGTACTCCATACTGCAATACCGGGTGTTGTATATCTAATTTTAAAAGTTGCTGTTGTTAAAGTTCCATTACTCCACCATTGATTTGTTTTATAATTCAAACTTTCACTGGTAATTGATAATGGGCCAGTAGAATTACGTCTCCATACTTTAAAAATTCCGTCTTCTGCAGGGAAGTTATCATAATTATTGTCAATAAACACACTTCCTACTGGAATATTTTTTCCTCCAATTGGATCTAATTTTGCTATAGCAGTTGGAAGATCTGGGTATACAGGAGAAGCTAGTGTGTCCCAACCTTGTGATGAACTATTGTAGCGTTTTATCCTCCAGTCGGCTCCGTTATTTTCTTTGGTTGTTACAACCCAAACACTCTTATTAGGTGTGTTAATATCCCAATTAGGAACTTGATAATGTGGGCTAATCACTAATAATCTGCCAGTCTGTCCATTTCTTACAGTTACCCATGTTGTAGTTGATGGTTGTTTATACCATAAACGAAAGCTATTATCCATGGTAATAATTAGACAATAGTCTCCTACTTGACCAATTGTTAAATCGGGGCCGTCGGACCAAAGACCGTTCTTGTAAGATCCCACATCGGTGTTATCATCGAATATAATTGGAGTTTTATCAACAAATGATAGTGTACTAGTGCTCCACTCTTTAATTCCAAATTTACTATCATTTGTATCAACCCAGTATTGTCCGCCATATGGTTTTCCACTCGGAGCACTGTCTGCAGGAACTAATGCAGATGTGTCAATATCTGCTCTAACAATATATGCGCGGCTACTAACACCTAACAAACTATATGCTGCCTGCAAGCCATATTCGTTTAATTCATCACCGTGTAATGGATTTTGACTAGCATCCGTATAGAATTGTGGTACGCCAAATGTATCAGCTAGATCACGCTGACTAGTCATTAACCATAGTTTACCAGCATTAACTGCTGTGGTGCCTTTTGCGGATGTACCGCTTGCGTTTGTTTTATCTTGTGCAGACGCGACAAATAGTAAAGGAACAGTTCCTGGTGACGCTGGGTTATAGAAACTTTCGTCGATTACTGTTACGTTTACGCCTGGTGAATTCAATGTTGCCATATGTAATATCTCCTAATTGGATTACTTGAATTATTTACCTAGTATATGAAAAAACATAGGGTTAAATACTTAGGAAAGGGCAACAAAAAGGGCGCAATATGCGTGATCTATGCAATGAATGTGGGCAACGACCTGTTGCTATAAATTATTACAAGGAAGGTAGACCCTTCTATCGGTCAAAGTGCGACCACTGTGCAGGTCAGCGTAAGGTTGGTGTGCCGCTGTGGGCTAAAGCTGGATACATTAAAAAAGCTACCTGTGATAAATGCGGCTTTTCTTCTAAGTATCCTGAGCAATTCAATATATTCTATGTTGACGGAAATTTAACAAATTGTAGATATACCAATTTAAAGACAGTATGCGCTAACTGTCAACGTGTACTACATAAACTTAAACTACCATGGCGTCAGGGAGACCTGAAACCAGATTTTTAATCTGACTAAACAAATCATCTATGGTTTTATTGTTGTCTAATACCGCATCAAACTTAGTACCAATCCAGGAAGTTTCACTTGGATGGATACCTTGCGTTGTTAATAAGGTGAGGTGAGAATCACTGCCTTGATTTGCTTGTATGGCTGTATTATACCACTCGGGCTCTGGGCCACGTACAACTCTTACAACAATGCCGCCTGCGTCTTTAATTGATTTAATTTCATTAGGAAATCTACAATCACTAATAACAATATCGTCTTTGCTGTTATAGAGTTTTTTTTCTAAACTGGCAATCCATATATCATCATGGAATCCTCGACGACAAACTTCAGTGCCCCACCATTGTAAAATCCAACGTGGAGTAATTTCCATCCCCAACCGATTGCTCCACCAGTTATCACGTTGTTCACGCCATTCACGGGCTTGTTTTGTGCGCCCTTCGAGCAAGGTACGATCCCAACCAAACACCATACTTACCGCATCTTTTAGTGTACCGGCAAAACTTTCGCGTCGAAACTCGTGAAAATTTACCAAATAATCAGCAGCGGTGTCTTTACCCGAACCAATCAACCCTACAAACCCAATAATCATAGCATCCTTTAGTGATACTATAATTTACTATGTTTTTGTTAATATGTCAAGAGTTTGTTAGCCAATTACAAAAGTAAGCGGAGTACCGCCGTCTTTGTAGTTGATTAGATCGAGTTCTAACGTTTCAATCTCAGCTTTACCCTCAGATTTAAGAGCAGCACCATTTAATGTCGTACTTCCTTGCGGGCTGGCAATAGTACCAAACTTTTCACGTGCTTCGCCGAGCATAATTTTACAGGTTGCAAGGCTGTAATCTTTAAGCCATTGTCCTGCAAACTGATCTTGTATTAAGTTAAAGTCTGGTCTGTAATTATACATCCATAACATAACTTCTTCTTCGGCTCTGGGACGTTGCATAACGGTGAGTTTTTTAGTAGTTTTATTGAATGTAAAGTTAATCTCACCGCCAAACATTTTACCTACTAATTTCTGATAGCTGGCAAACGCATAGTAAGTAGCTAAACCTCCCATGTTTGTACTTGTTAGCAAATAAGTGTTAGAATATGCAAGATTAAATGGTTCATAAAGTGTACCACCTTGCCCTCCCCCGGTTCTGCTACCAATACTACGACGGAAAATCTGTCTAACATTAGTAACTTCCTGTGGCATTATGTATTCGTTTTGATCCAATTGCAGGGTTAAAAATCCAAAACTTTCCTCTACAGCATTACTGCTACGTTGGCGGAATTTAGATAATGCTCTATCAATAGCGGTATTGTAATGTACAGGATCTAACTCTACATCAATCATGCCGCTGCCCAACATGGCTTTTACATATTCTACTATTTTCTGGCGTTCGTTTT